CTAGTTTTTCCTTTTATTGTCAATTGCTTGCAGGTCAGCCCGCGTAGAGCGTGACCGATTTCGTGACAAAAACGGCGATTGAGCAACTTTTTCATGCGCACTTTGAACGTAATTTGGCGACACATGGGCATAACGCATAGTCGTGCTAATGTCGGAGTGGTTCATGGCTTCTTTCAGATCCAAAATATCCACGCCAGACATGCGCGCCCATGATGCAAAAGTGTGCCGCAGATCGTGAAAGCGCAAATCAGATATCTCAGCTTCTATAAGCGCCGCACGCCACCGCTTTTCAAAGTTAGTGAAATCAAAGATACGTCCCTGCCTATCAGATCGCGCGGCTAACAACGCCATTGCAGCAGATGACAGGTCGATAATCTGGCGCTTGTTTCCCTTAGTCAGCAACCGTGCCCGCTGCGCTGCCATGTCGATCTGTGGGCGCACAAGCGTTTTGATATTGTCTTTGCGCATGCCGGTATAGACCGCCCATGCACTGATATCGGCAATTTCTTGATCTTTGATCGCCATCAGCCGGTCAAATTCGTCTGCGCTCAAAAACCGTTCCCGCCGGGGCGGTTCCTTGAGCTTAAGCCGTTTCCAGCTAATGCAAGGGATCACCTGATTGTGAATGTCTTCGCAGTACATCATGACTGCACGCGCCAACTGCAGTTCACGGTTTACAGTGGAATTGCTGACCACGGCCCGGCGCTTTTGAATGTAGCGCGTGAATACAGCGTTGGTTAGGTTATCCACATAAGAGTTTGGTCCGATATGGTCGCTTAGATATTCAAGCTGTGTTTGCATCGTTTTTTTGTTTTGGCAGTGTTGGCCGTGTTCAAACCAATAGGCCCCGGCAAACTCTCGCCACTTCCACTTTTTGACCCTTGCGCTGTTACCGTGTTCGGTCTTCGCGCGCTCAAATATCTTTAGCGCTTCCGCTTTGTCTTCTGTTTCCGTGCTGCCTCGAAATCGAACACCCGCCCGCGTGAATGAGTACCACCAGACCGGCGAGTCTTTTCTTTTGTACAGTCCCACTGCTCTGTCTGCCTTTCAAGATAATCAAGAAGATCATCCAAGCGATATTTTCGGCGCTTGCCAATCAAAACAAAAGGCAGCCGTCCACTTTCCACTTCCTTAGACAGCGTTTTAACGTCAATGCACAAATGCGCCGCCGCCTGTTTTTGCGTCAACAGTTTGGGGAAATTGGCTATAGCGGATGCGTGACCAGTCATTTGATAGCCACCAAAATTGCACCAACACCAAAGACGAGCGCCTTGTCATTATCTTTCGGCGCGGTGTCAATCGGTTGCCACTTTGACTTAGGCATTAATCCGCCTCCTCCGGGCTATCGTCATTACCACCCAAGGTGGCAAAGCTTAGCCGCCGGGCGCGCATGAAAGCGTTAATCTGCTCCCGCGTAAGCGTTGATAGGTCGAGCGATGCAGCAAATATAGACCAGGCTATCAGGGCCTGCTGGCTGCGCACTATGCGGCTTTGAAGATCGAGCACATCGCTCAAAGGGTCAAAAGCAGGCTGTTCGGTCATGCCGCCAATACCCGCAGCGCCTTCACGATATGCAGGACCAGCAAGACGGCCAGAACCAACAGCAGCATAGCGAAAGCCGCCTTCATGCGGTCAAAAGCCGTGTGCGGGGCCTGATGCGGCGGCGGATCGCCAGCAAACCGCAGTGCTTTGATAATGGGTTTCACGTCTTTTCCTCCAACGGTGTCGGAGGGACAGTCTCATTATAGTGAGGTTATGTCAATAACAAAATCTCATAAAAATGAGATATCGGCTCCTCACAATGGTGTCTTTGCGGACTGGATATGAGATTTATTCTGTGTCTAGTTCGACCTTCATTTCTTGCAACAACTCATATTCTTCTGGCTTAATTATGCCATCCGCTTCGACCAACCGCACCGCTTTGGCGGTAAGTAGCTTTATATGGTCCGTGCTATCTTCTTCGATAATCGAGTCTATTGCTTCGTAAAAAATGTCGTCGAAAGGCCTGAGGCGATCAGCGAAGCGCATGATTGGCGCCATGTCAAATTCCAGAGAAAAATAACCGCAGCGGGCTTCGACATACTCGGCAATAACTTCACGCTCTAAGGTGTGATATTCGCCGTCACATCGGGATAGAAAAACAAGAATCCGAATGCCATCGGCGCATTTCTCTAACGCCGTGTCTTGCGCGCCTTCCAACCATCGCTCTTTTTCGACCGCAAAGGTTTCCGCCATATAATTAAAGAAATCCTCGCGCACTTCGCCTGTTTCGGGGTCTACGCAGTGGATGATGCGGTCACACCTAAATGACCGGTAAGCGTTCCGCTCATGACAATAGGCACTCAGGTAGTATCGACCTTTTTTGCATTGTATGGAGAAGAATGTAAGCCGCCGTTCGCTTATATCGCCTGCCGCATCCTCATACTGCACGACGTTAGCCATGCCGCCGCAATCAGCAACGGGAAATTCAAGAGATTGCGCCTGTTTTTTAAAGGCAGCTGGGTCAATGACCGTCATGTCCGGCGCATCCTCAGCATTCACTTTTATCTTTGAATTATGCACCGGCGGCGGGGTCTTGGTATTTCGGCCAAATTTCTTAAAAAAATCGAGCATAATATGAGCCTACAGTTTCCGTGCGTACCAAACGACACGGCCAATAATGTTGCACTCTTCTGCCAGCATTTCGTAGTCGCTGGACATTTCATTGAACGACTTAAATCGAAGCCGGGGCGGGGTAGAGCTTGGAACGCGCTCAACCCATTTAGTGACGATGGTTTCTCCGTCAAAAGCTGTGAAAATACCCTCACTGCCGATCATCTTGTCCGACGTATCGATCAGAACGCGATCACCACTTTCAAGCACGGGCGACATGGATTGCCCCCGTACCTCCAAGGCCATAAGGTCGCCGGGGTCTCGGCGAATTTCATTGATGATATCGGCAGTCACATAGGTGACGCTTTTTAAATTTTCAAAATCGGTCAGATCACTGCCGTAGCCCATACCTGCCGTGACAGGCATCTCGCGGACCTCAACCAGCTGATCTGGAAGGTTTTGCATAGGCAGATGCATATCTGCTTGCGGACGGTCTGGGCCCGCAAAGAGATCCGCAAGCGTCATGCCTCGAACATCGGCCAGCGCTTTGATCTTCTCAAGCGTCATGCTTTTTGTTGCGCCACTAAGATAGTTGGCGAGGGTATTGGCGCCTAGTCCGGCTTCAAGCGACCACTTGTTTTTGTTTAATCCTTTATCAGCGGCCATGTGAGCCTGAAACGCACGCCGCAGATCGTTATCAGAATTAATCATGATACCAATTTGCATGCATCGCATTGCATTGGCATCCGCATTATTATGAGATATTGCTTGATGTCTCATTTTTATGAGGTATATTTTGCCGTATGTCTCATATTGATGAAATAATCACTTTGATCCGAACGCGCCGCGAAGCGCTTGGTTGGGGCCCATATGAGCTTGCTCGAAAGGCGGGCCTTCACCCTGGCACCGCGCGCGATATTGACAAGGCGGACTGGAATCCGACGGCGGCAACATTAAGAGCGCTGGAAGCGGTTCTCTTTTCATCAAGCGTTGAACGCGAGCCCGCACAATGAGGACAGAGGTGGCTATCTTTTCGTTTGTCTGTTTCGTCGCTGGCGTCATGCTTGCGCGGGGACTGACTCTGCTATGACCCCGACAGAGTCCATCATCCTGACCTTTTTGCTGGGCTGTGCGCTGGTGTGCATCAGTGCCGCTGGCCGTGCGGCCTGGCGCGATGTCATGCGCTGGGCGCGGGGAGGGCGGTAGATGCGTGACCTTCCCTTTTCCATGAAGCGGGTCTTGGCCTGGCTCTGGCTTGCCTTGGTGTTTGCCTATGGCCTGGCTTCGATCGGGTTTTTGGTGTTTGTGTTTGGGCGGATCATCGCCACCAATCCCGCACACGCCGCGATTGAGGTCGTCTCGTTCATACTGCTTTTTCTGACGGTGTCGCTGGCGATCGGCGCCGCGATCCGGCTGACCCACACCGCCATCGATATCGTGAAAATCAATCGCAACCAGGGAGGGCGCTAGACCATGGCGCTGAACCTGGCCGGTGTGGAGCCGACGATTACCGACAGCACGGTCTTTACGCATGTGACGGAGAGCTTTGATGCGTCTAAGCGCTCGCAAGCGTCGCTGGGGGCGGTGTGTGAGTATCACCCAAAGCTGGCGGAGTATTATGCGCAGATCGCTGGTGCGGGTGACCCGCTGATGCAATCGGCGCTGGTGCGCTATGAGACGGACCCCGATACACTGGTCTTTGCGCTGGTGCCGTCCATGGCGATGGCAATGCTGTTTGACCTGATCCGCGCTGGCCAGTTTGCCGGCGTCTATCTGGAAGACGATGACGGTGGTCGGGACTGCTGGCCGCTCGTGCGCATCTTTTCTCAAATGAAGCGTAAGCCGCTGGTCAGCGCGCATGACGACGCGATCGAAGGGCGGTAGCATGACGAGTGCCTTTGCCAACATCGCGCCGCGCGGGGCGGATACGCCTGGCAAGTCCTGGCGCGCCTTCACGCTGGCGCGCGGCCATTTGATCGAAGCGAGCAAGTATAGTGACGCGCTATGGCGCGCGGTCGCTGCAATCCGCGACTGGCGCCGATTTACCGCGGCTGTGCATCCGATGCCGGGCGATCCGCTGGGCCGGGGCAGATTAGGGCAGGGGCTATACCTGCCGAGCGCCGTCGCATGCCGCCTGTTCTGCCATATCCGGCTTGGACACTTTGACGGTGTCACGCTGGGCCATGGCCTGATGCCTGATTGGCCGCTGGCGCAGCACAGTGCCGGCACAGCCGCCGTCTCTTCTGGCGCTACCGGAGAGGCGCTGTCGGGATCGCCGGGCACAGTCATGGTTGATGAGCATGGTTTTGATCCTGGCATTTTAACTGACTCTGATACGCAACTCGCACTTGATGGTGATGATGGTGCCAATATGCAGCGCGGGGCGCCATCCCCCGTCTTTCACAAAAGCGGGGGTGCCTTGTGACCGTTGATATTCCGCGTCCAACAACGCTGGCAGAGCGCAAACGGCAAAAGACAGTCTTTCGTCAGCTGCAGATCGCCTGCGGCGGGCAAGAAGCGTGCGCGGCGATGACCCGCGGCTGCGCCAAAACCCATAGCGATTGGGCCCATCCCGATAAGATGCATTATTTCGCGGGCATTGACGTGGTTGCCGATTATGAGGCTATAGCCCCGTTTCCGCTGGTGACGGCGCATCTTGCTGAAATGCGGGGCTATGTGCTGGTGAAAGCCGATGATATCGGCAAAGACCCGCTGGAAAGCGAAACTGGGCCATGGACGGCCAGCCTCATGAAGGAGGTGGGCGAGGTTTTGCAGGCCTCATCACACCGGATCACGGAAGGCACGAACGCCGATACGCTGGCAAAGGTGCGCAGCGAAATAGCCGATGCCATCCGTGTACTGGTTACCGCTGATCGCCAGCTCAAGGCGCTGCAGGGAGGGGTGGATGGCTAAGACAGACACTCGCAACACGGATGCGGAAAACCCACGCGACTTCTACGTTGAGCCGGATTGGGTTTGGCCGGCTATCTTTGCGCACGAAGCTATTGTTGGGACCTTACTGGACCCGTGCTGCGTGACAGAAACCTATTGGCTTAGAAAGGATAAGACGTTGGTATGACCCAAATCGGCGATAACCGTACAGGCGGGGTCTCTGGCCAGATCCTGCGATCGTTCATTGAACGGGTGGAAAACCTGGAGGAACGCAAAAAAGAACTTGGCGACGATATTCGCGAGGTCTTTGCAGAAGCCAAGAGCGCTGGGTTTGATCCCAAAATCATGCGGCAGGTGCTGAAACTGCGCAAGATGAATGCCAACGACCGGGAGGAACAGGAATACCTGATCGAGACCTATTGGCGCGCCATTGAGTATCAGCCGGACATGCTGGATGACACCGCGCCCGATGGGGAGGGGCAGGGCGCATGACCAAAACTATCCCCTTTACACCTAAAGAATTGCTGGCACTGGAACAGTCGCTTGTAACGCTTATGCGTGCAGATGTGCGGACATCAGATTTGCAGCCCATGACGCTGGCGCGGGCCCTAGGCCTGACCCTCGATAAGACGATGTTGCTGCTACATGCCTGCCATGAGCGCGGCACGATAGAGATGATCGGTAGCGGCCCTGCGCGACAGATGCGCTTGCCGGGCGGCGAATGGCACCGCAGCACGGCGATGATCAAACGCGGGCAACAGATTGAAAAGATACGCGGCCTGAAAGAGGTTGTGCCGGACTTTCGCGGGCAGGACGTTGCCCTTAAGACCAGTCGGAGGCGGCCAATTCAAGCACCGACAGCCGAACCCGCACTGACACCGCGTCTCAGCAGCCTAGGGGATATCTGATGGTGATGCCGAAAGCAGAGCGCCAAGCGCTGGTGACCCAGGCCTTTAACAAGGCCGCGGGCAATAAGTTTAAAGCACAACGGTTCTTTGATGCTGACAGCGGAGAATGGTTTGACAGCAAGGGTGAATTCGCCCGCTGGAAGCAGCTGGTCTTGTTGCAGCGTGCCGGTGCGATCAAAGGCCTGGAAAGGCAGGTGCGCATCGATCTCTTTGCCGCTGGCCAGGGTGTGCCGGCCATGCCGGTAAAAATCCGGTCTGAAGGTGTGCCGCAAGGCCGCCAGGCGTTCTACAAGGCCGACTTTGTCTACACCGAGTGCAAGACCGGGCGGCGGATCGTCGAAGACTTTAAAGGCAAGGACACCGCCATGAGCCGGTTAAAGCGCGCCATCGTTGAAAACATCATCGGCACCCCTGTGCTGATCACCAAGGCAGGAGGGCGGCGGGTATGACGCTGGGCTTAGTCGATAAATGGAAGTGCGTTGAAGCCATGTTGGCCGACGACCGTCTGTCTAAAGCGGATGTAATGGTTGGGGCGGCTCTTCTGGACCTTGTACGCGCCGATGAAGGCTGTGCCTATCCGGGATTTGGGTATCTGGCCGACCGGCTGTCGCTGGGCCGCAGTACGATTGTCCGTGCGGTGAAGAAGCTGGAAGCCGCTGGGTATTTTGACATCGAACGCAGCAATGGCGGGCGCCAGAACAGCAACCGCTATCGTCCGCGTGCCCTCGAACATTCTAGTGCCACCGCTAGCAACAGTGTCAGAGATGACACCATTGAGGCCGATGCCGACCAGAATGAAACCGAAACAGTATCAGGCGTGACACCATTACAACGCGCCGAGGACGCGGCACTAGTGTCAGAGATGACACCGTTAGGGCCGGAAACGGGCGCTATCCAAAAAAAAAGGGTGTCACAGATGGCACCATTAGACGCTGCGGAACCACAAAAAGAGGGGTTAACGGTGTCAATCCAGTCCTCTAACGGTGTCAAAATGGTGCGCCCAACAGTGTCACCTATGACACCCGATCCTAGTTATATAAATATTATAACCCATTTACGCGCAGGCGCGCGCGAGGACGCATCCCCCGCGGGTGGGGAAACAGCGCTGGCTGCGGAGCAAACATCTGCGCCAGCGACATCCAAGACTTCTGGCTGTCGCAGGAGGAAGCCGAAACGGCCAGACCCGCGCCAGCCTGAGATGCTGCTACCGATCGCTGGTGGACACGCCAGACAGGCGAAAGGAGGTGAGACACGGAACCGATCGGTGCGCAGCCCTCAAACACCCTTGCAGTGGGGGCAGATGGTGCAATTGCTTGGCAAGGCAGGTCTTAGAGCGGACATGGCCAATCAGGTCCTGATGCGGTTAAGCCAAGCCCAATATGATCATTTTTCCATTCACTGGATTGGCAAGGCGCCGGAAACAGCCCTTAGGGCGCTGCATCGCGCAATCACCCAACCTAATCTGCGAAAGGTGGCGTAGATGCGTCCAGCAACAGAAACCACCGAACTGAGCATGGTGCTACACCACAAGACTGCACGCGCTGTGCTGGTCAGTGATACCGGCGAAAAAGACGATGCGGTGTGGTTGCCGCTGTCTCAAATCTCTGTCGGGCAAGATAGCGTCGACGACATCCTGCAAATCACCATGCCGGAATGGCTGGCCAAGGATAAGGGGCTGATCTGATGCCAGCGAACCGGGGATATCGACGGCAGACCATTACGCATCGCGTCAAGACCACGCACGGCACGATGTATGCGCATGTGGAGTGTTCTAACACCGGTGCGGTCACGAATGTGGAATTGGCGCAGCCAGGAAAGGTTCAAGAAAGTGAACTGGGCAATGTGCTGGACCGGATTGTTGAAGCCTTTAACGCTGGGATTGCCGACATCAATGGCCAAAGTGCGGAGGAAAGCGACGTATGAGGCACCATCACGCCGCAACGACCTTCGCAACCCGGCTTGGACTATCCAGGATCACCCGTAGATATGCCGCTGATGTTTCGGTCGGCACGTTTCGGCCTTGTTCCCAATCGCGCAGGGTGCCAACGGGGATTTTATACGCTTGTGCAAAGGCGGCCTGGCTCAATTTCAGCTCCTTACGCAGCAAGCGCAGATCACGTACCAGGGCCGCCGTCCGCGTCATATCCGCCGTCACGTCAAAATCATCAACGTCGCTGGGGTCTGCTTTACAGACTGTGGTAGAGCTTGATTTCTGTGTCATTGGATTTCCTAAAACTAATGATCCGAAAGGTAGTACCGCGCATGGTGTAGATCACGGTGTGCAAGCGATCCCCAATCATGCCCAGTGCTTTAAACCGGTCTTCCTGGTCAACCGCGCGCGTGTGTTTAAACACGAGCATATGGTCATCAAGCCAAACCTGCGGTGCATCCTTAAACGCCAGACCGTGCTTGGCTGTGTTGGCGTCGTTCTTTGCTGGGTCAAACTCAATATCCATGCTGTAAATATACGGTTCACCCGTAGTTATGTCAATCAAAAACGGCAGGTTTTGGCGGCATGAAGGCATCAGAAAACCAAGAATGCAAGCAGACACGCCGCCAAGCCATAGAGCAAGGCGCCAAGCGCTCGAACCGAGCCGCCCGCACGGACATGATGAAGCCGGATATCCGCTGGTATGCGGTGCTTGTCCGGTCCGGCAAAGAGTTTATCGCGCAAAAGATGCTGCGGCGGTACGGCTGTGCGGTCTATGTACCGATGTCGCGCAAATGGCGGCGCCTTAATCGCTACAAGCAGGAGAAAACCAAGATTGCCTATGCGGCCCTGCCTGGCATGGTGTTTGTGGGATACGCCGAGGGCGAGGAACGCTGGTTTGATATATTTTCTAACATCACCTGCGCCTATGGGGTGCTTGGCGTTGCTGGTAAGTTGATCGCCTTCAACGGGCCGACGCTGGCGGATTTTGTGACGCGAAACAGATCGACGCTGGATGTGGCAGACGAAGAAAAATGGATGCGGACACACCGGGAATTTAAAATCGGTGACCGGGTGCAAATTGTTGCCGGGCCGCTGGATGGCCATATCGTGGATGTGCGCGACATCAAGGGCAATGCTGCTATTGTGTTGATGGAGTTTTTCGGCGGGATTAAGCAGATTGAAATATCGCTTGAAAAGCTTGAAAAGGCGGCGTAATTTAGCGCGTGTAATGACGTGTTAGGGATCAGTGTTAGTCGGCAGAGCGGCACCCAACCCGCCCCCGCAGAACGCAACTGACACGCCCCAGGTGCCCCGAGGTGCTTTTGGTTAAGACTGTTCCGGGCAAGGCGCGCGGTGCAGTCGTTAGGTTGTCTAAAATCGACATAAGTTTAACAAGGCTGGCGCTGACTGCAGCATAGGCCCGCCCGGACTGTTTATCTGGTTTTGCAAGCGACGACTGCGCCCGCGGCGTCCGCAGGTCGTTCCTATAGGTTCCCAAACCCGCCTGCGGGCGTTTTCTTATTTTCAGGAGGGCGTGTGAAAGCGGTTTTTGTTCTTCTGTCGCGGACGTTAAACGTTTTAAGCGGCGGAGATTGGCGGCTGACATTAAGTGCGGATACGGGGCTGAACACCATTCGCCGCGGCTATCCTAGCCTCTTTCACACTGTGTTTGACGCGCTTTTTTTGGCGACGATTGGACAATATCAGCACTGCATTGCGTCCGTCACAGACGACGAGATCGATGACTTTTTCCCAATAGACAGGCGGTCCAGCGCAAAAGCATACCGTGATGGCCTGTTGGATGCCTTGACCTTTAGAGGCTTTAAAACGGAGTTCAGACTATGACAGCCCTAAGTGATTACACCGCCGATGACCTGGCAAGCCCGGTCACATACCGTGCCGCAAGTCAAGAGTGGAACGAAAAGATGCGGGTCGCTGCAGCGCAGTTTAATAGCGGCATTCAAAACGCTATCGCGTCCATGAATGCCATCCTGGCGGCAAACCTCGTCGTCGATGAATTTGGCCAGCCCGTTTTAGACGGTAGTAACAATCCAACATTTACCCCGCTAAATGTCGCGATTGGCACAGAAGACCCGACACTTTTTGCCAAATATCGCACAGAACTTGAAAGCGCTGCTAACGGACCGCTGGCACAGATGAATGCTGTAGCGCAACAGCTGCTGTCCATATTCCCGGCGGCTTAGCCTAAGTGGCATTAACGGACTCCCACAGCCACTTTCTCGCGTTCACCATAGCAGCCGCGCAGGTTGCTGGGGCTTCGCACTCAAATATACCGGTTCTTCTAACCGAGCAGATGCTAACCGCCGCGCAGCGGACGGCTTTATTCAATGCGGCACGTCCCGACGGGTTTGATGTTCGGTTCGCGTCATCTGCCGCTGGAGACAGCGAATACGCCTTTGAGCTTATTGCATGGAATGCAGCGGCTCAGACCTTTATCATCTGGGTAAAGATACCGACGGTCTCAGGTGTCGCTGATACGGACTTTTTTATGTTCGTCGGCGATGCGGACGCTGCGTTGCCCTTGCCCGGTGCTGCCAATGGCCGCGCTGCTGTTTGGTCGGACTATGTCGCCGTTTACCACGGTAATTCGTTAGTCAATGCGGCGTCTGCCACGGGTATTGGTGACCTAACGGCTGTTGGGTCCCCCAGCCTAAACCAATCGCCTGGTGTAACGGGTGGGCGCTTTCAGACGTCCGGCAACAACTACTATGAAGCGGTAGGGTTTAATCCCTTACTCGGACCGGGTGATAAAACTCTGTCCGCGGCTTATCAAAATCAAAACCCAAATACGTCCGGCAGGGCTGGCCTATTACATACGGGCACCAATTCCACGGGTAAAAGACTGTCGGTCGAGTTTCGATACGACACCGATACTGTGCTATTCGGGGTCGCTAATGGCAGTATCCAAACGCCGTTGGTTGCCGATATAGGACGTGTCGCCTTCACCTACGATGCTAGTGAAGCGACAAACGCCCTGGCATTTGTTGATGGTGCACAGGTTGCAGCGGACGTCCTACCAACCATTGATGTGCTGGCCGGCGATAATCTAAGAATAGGCCGCGATCGCGGCACCCAAGACTTTGTAGGGTTCTTAAGCGAGATTAGACTCCGGGCGAGCACATTATCGCCTGACTGGATTGCAACTGAACATGCGAACGTGTCGAACCCAGGCACATTTGCAGCTGCTAGTGATTTGCAGGCAGTGGGTGGCACCCCAACACCCAGCCCAACCCCAACACCAACCCCTACCGAACATTGGTTTGACTTAACCGTTGGCAATTTGGTTGTTGGTGGGCCGCATACAGATTTTGCGGTCTTGGTGACTGAGGAATGGCTGACACCTGCACAGCGCGCCGATCTGTTTGCGACGGCTAGGTCTGATGGCGCAAATATTCGGTTTTCATCCGACAATACTGGAAACACGGAATACCCATTTGAACTTATTGCCTGGGACGCTGTCGGAGAGACGTTTGCGGCGCGGGTGAAGCCGCCAGCTGTTGCAATTGGCACCCAATTCACTTTGCGCATTGTGGACGGCGTTACGGCGCTTCCAGCCCCTGGCGATGCCAATGGCCGCATCGCTGTTTGGCCGGATTATGATGCGGTTTACCACGGTAATTCGTTAATCAACTCGGCATCTGCGACCGGGGTTGGGGACCTAACGGCTGTTGGAAGCCCGCTGCTTGATCAATCCCCTGTTGCAAGCATTGGGCGGTTCAGGCCGTCGCCTGGCGCCGATAACGGGAACTATTTTGAAGCGGCGGGCTTTTACCCTCTTTTGGGGGCGGGTGATAAAACCGTTCTTGCAACGCTGGATATCGAAGCGGGGACTGACCAGGGCGTTATGCACTGGGGCAGGAACGTTGCAACCGGCAGTCGTTTTACGTTCATTACTGACGGTGCCAACGCGCCCATCATTGGCTTCAATGGCGGTGCGGTCTCGGGCACTTCTGCCCTGGGTACTGGCGTTGTATCCGCAGCTTTTGTGCATGACGCATCAGAAGCGCCAAACGCGGTGATATATCTAAATGGCGTGTCTGATGGCACCGCAACAGTCACAATAGACACAATTGCGGACGGTGATGGTCTACGTATTGGCCGCGATAATGCCGCAGATAACTTTGATGGCTTTTTAAGCGATATTCGCTTTAGAAATGTAGCTGTTTCAGCAGACTGGCTGGCGACTGAACACGCCAATAGGGCCAATATCGCGGCGTTCGGGTCATCTGGCGATATGCAGTCATCCGCCGCCGGTGCTGTCAACGTCATTGCAGAAGACCTTGCGTCGGCGGCGGTATTAGATGCCGCAACGTTGTCTGGCATTTATGTTTTAGATCCAGCGCCGCTGGTGTCTGCCGCCGCGCTGGATGATGTGGTCATCGGGCAAACAGATGTCTTCTTGGTTATTGGCCAGTCAAACGCCATCGGTCGCGCGCCTTTTGATAATTTGGGCGCGCATCCATCCGGCACGCAGCAATACTCAAATAACGCTGCAACGCAAGACACGGTGATTGCCGCGACTGTGCCTCTAGAACATGCAGGCCGCGTGCCGGGGGATATGGGGCCGGACGTTAGTTTTGCCGAAGACTATGCGGCGCTTAACACGGGAAACACGCTGCTATTCATGCCTAATGCGGTGGGCGGCACGGGCCTGGGTGATCCAAATGCGCGGTGGGCTGTCGCCAGTGCCGATTTGTATAGCGAAACAGTGACGCGAGCGAATGAGCTACTGGCTCTTGATCCAAGGTATGTCCTGCGCGGCATCATTATTCAGATCGGCGAGCGCGACACAAACCAGAACACAGCGGCAGCGACGTTTGAGGCGCTGCTTGATGAACTTATAACGGCGCTGCGGGCCAACATTACAGGTGCCGCGGATGTACGGGTCAGTGTGGGCCCAATGTTGCCCGCCTATGTGTCGGCACAGCCCAACGGCCCGGCGATTGAGGCTGTGCTGGCGGATACGCCGAACAGACTTGCAAATACGGTTTATGTTTCGCCTGCGGGCTTAAACCTACAGGGCGTCGACAGCGTGCATTTTGATGCGCCTTCGCTTCGCGCGCTGGGCTCAGCGCATCTGGATAATTTTGAGGCATTATTGAGCGCGCCTGGCGATGACCCCATTAATGTCATCGCGCAAGACCTGATATCCGCTGCAGCACTTGACCAGGCGTCGTTGTCTGTCGAAGGCCTATTGGATCTAGCCTCGCTGGAGACCGCAGCAGCGTTAGACGACGTCACCGTCGTGTTTGATTCCGTGTTGAACTCCACGTTTAGAATTCTCGAAGTTAGCAAATAAAGGTTATATTATGCCAAAGTCTATCGCAGATAGCGCTCTTGATGCTGCGCTGAATGTCGTTGCCGGGGCAACCGTTCTACATTTTTGTAGTGCCGCGCCGGCGTCCTTTGGCGCCGTTGCTGGCGTAAGCCTGGCCAGTGTCGCCATGACGGGCAGTGATTTCACCTTAGCGAACGGAGACACGTCGGGTCGCAAGGTCACCGTTGCAGGTAAGGCTGGTGTTAGTGTCACGGCGGATGGCACGGTTAACCATGCTGTTTTGGTCACGGGCTCTGAACTGTTGCTGGTCACTGAAATCACCGCGCAGGCCGTGACATCGGGCAACACGATCACCAGCAACGCGTTTGACTACGAGCTCTCCGATCCGGCCTAATGGCACTGTACCACCAAGAGCCTGGTGCGAAGCATCGCTACGGCTGGGATTTCGAGAACATTGTTACGCCGGGCACGGACCTAAGCGCCGCAACCTTTGCGTCTGAACCCGCAGGCTTGGTGATAGATAGCTTGATTGTGGAAGGGTCGATCGTCACGGCTATGGTGTCCAGCAATGGTGCAACTGGACTGTACAAAGCCATATGCTTGGTGACGTTGCCGGATGGACGTGTGCGTAATCCTGCGCATGTTATTAGGTTTCAGTGAGTAGCTGGCCATATAACACGGCACGCTGGCAGGACCTGAGAGCCTATGTCCTAGAGCGTGACAAGCATGTTTGCAGGCTTTGCGGCAAGGTGATTACGCATAAAGCCAACGTCGATCACATCCTTCCAATAAGCCAAGGCGGCGATCCTTGGGACCCGGAAAACTGTCAGTCATTGCACCATGACTGTCACAGCAAGAAGACAAACACACTGGATGTGGGACGCAGACTGAAGGGTTGCCGACCAGACGGCACACCACTGCAACGAATGCAATAGTTCATCAGTTGCGAACAATGGGGCAGGGGGTACCTAAGAAACTAGAATCTTTTGCCAATAGGATCGCGTGTGATCCTTTCTTTTCACATCCGCAAAACTACATAGTTCACCTTCGGGAAACAGTAAATGCCGGGCGGTAGACCACGCACACCAACGCTAAAAGCACAAATTACTGGCGCTGCGGAAAAGGACCCGCAGCGCTATAAGGACCGAAAGAGTTCAAAAAAAGCGCGGGGAATCGGTAAGCCGTATCAGAGTATGACCGAAGAAGAATGTGCGGTTTGGAAAGAATTTGTTGCCGAGCTTCCTTGGCTAAATTCAACGCATCGCAAAATACTTCGTTTGACATGCAAGCTGCACGTCGACCTATATATGAGGGATGCGCCACCGGTCGCGATGTACAATGCTTATGCAACGCGATTGGGACAGCTTGGCGCCACACCCGTTGATGATAGTCGCATAACGCTTACAGAGGATGATGCCGAAGACCCGGCCGACCGCTTCTTTACCACGCATTGACGATTATGCGGAGGCGGTACTAACCGGAGATATCGTTGCGGGCCCGTGGGTTCGCCATGCTGCCCGTCGGCATTTTGACGACCTTAAGGTCGGCCATGAGCGGGGTCTCTGGTTTGACAAAGAAGCGGCTCAAAAGTCTATCGACTTTTTTGAAGAGCTTCTGTTTCTCAGTGAGGGGCAGTTTGAAGGCAAGCCCTTTATCTTAGATCCGTCGCAGGTTTTTAAAGTTGGCTCACTGTTTGGATGGAAAAGAGAAGACGGCGCGCGCCGATTCCGTCGGGCGTATGTTGAAGAGGGAAAGGGAAACGGCAAGTCACCCTTGGCAGGCGGCATTGGGTTGATAGGGCTGTGCGCCGATGGAGAGCAAGGCGCACAGGTCTATGCGGCCGCCGCAAAACGTGAACAAGCAGAGATATTGTTTCGCGACGCGGTCAAAATGCGGGATGGCTCGCGAGAACTGAAGAAGCGTCTCGGCACTTATGGTGGTGTTGGTCGAGAAACACGCATCTATCACCAGCCGAGCGGCAGCTTTTTTGCGCCAGTATCAAGGGAAGCCGGAAAAACCGGCTCTGGACCAAGGCCCTCGCACGTCCTTGCCGACGAAATTCACGAGTTACCCGATCGTGGAATTCTAGAAATGCTGGAACGGGGTTTTAAATTTAGGCGCAACCCGCTTCTGTTCATGATCACAAACAGTGGTTTTGACCGAACGTCTGTCTGCTGGGAAGAGCATGTTTTGGCGTGCAAAGTTGTTTCAGGCAACGTGGCGGCACCCAAGAGCGAAAAATATGTCGGCGAGATCATTGACGACAGCATGTTTTGTTATGTCTGCTCTCTCGATAAAGGCGACGATCCACTAAACGATCCATCCTGTTGGGCAAAAGCGAACCCCTTATTAGGGGTGACTATAACGGAGGATTACCTTGCTGATGTCGTGCGCCAGGCGAAAAATACACCTGGTCGCATGAATAGCATCAAGCGCTTGCATTTCTGCGAGTGGACCACGTCAGACGCTGATTGGCTTTCGGACAAGCTTGTTGATGCAGTTTTAAAGCCAATCGACCGAGAAGCGGCAAAAGGTTGCCCGCTATATGTTGGTTTGGATCTGTCGCAACGCGACGATTTCAATGCAGTTGCCTGCATCGCCGACACCCCAGACGGATTGGTCGCATGGGCCGATAGTTGGGCGTGTCTTGATGGGCTGCAGGAGCGGGCCGATAGAGATAACGTCCCTTATCTGGAGTGGCTTTCACAAGGCGTCATCAAGGCCACAGACGGCCCGATCATAGACATGCTGGCCATAGCGCGGCACCTGCAAGAGCTGTCGCAGGACTATGACTTAAGAATAGTGGCTTACGACAACTACAAAATGCGCGATCTGCGCTCTGCTTGTGATGAAATTGGCTTGGAGCTGCCATTTGTGCAGCATCCTCAGGCGGGAACAAAGGTCAAGGGCACTAAAAGCGACTTGCTAACAGAGCAGCTTTGGATGCCCCGGTCGATGAAGGTTTTAGAAAACCTGATCGTCAAAAACGAAATCGAAATTGAAGCCAACGCAGCGACGCAAATGGCGCTGATGTCCCCGGCTATACGTGAAGACGCAATCGGTAATCAATGGATGGAAAAGGGCAAATCGTTGAACAAAATTGATGCACTTATTGCTCTATGTATGGCCGCCGGCGCGATGGATGCGTTTGGCAGCGCCGCGCCATCCAAGTCCCCGTGGGATGATCCCAATTTTAGGTTAGCCGCTAATGGGTGAGGTTCGCCAATTGCAGATCACTCAAAATCCGACTGCTGAGCAGCTAGTCGCGTTCTATGGTCTCCACAATCTCAGCAACTTGCCCCATGTTACTATTGACCGTGCCCTCACAGTGCCCTCGGTCTTTGCTGCCGTTGCTTTTTTGCAGCGCACGCTCGCAAACCTAGACCTTTTTGCTTTTCGCAGGACCGACAATGGCGATCAGCGTCTTGGCGGGCGTCTTGGCCAGATTGTGTCGGAAGCACCTAACAATGAGTGGAATGCGGTCGCCATGCGCAAGTATTTCTGGGGCCAGGTGTTTAAGCGCGGACGCGGCTTGCTGTTTATAGAACGCGTCAACGGCCAGCCGCGTGCTCTCTACCCCATGGACGCGTCCAACACGAGTGTCCGCATCGACAGTTTGGGCCGCAAAACCTACGTTTTTGGACAAGTCAGCCATCCTGCGCGCGATATTATTGATGTGCCTTTCATGTTGAAAGACGATCAGTGCAGTACCTATTCCCCGATTTCGAGGGGCTCAAAAGCGATACAGCTCGCCATAGCGATGAATGACTATGGCAGTCATTTCTTTGCAGGCGGCGGCATCCCGCCGATGGCGCTGCAAGGCCCTATGCCAACTGGCCAGGACGCCATGAACCGCGCTATGCAAGACATGCATGCCTCGATTGACACCGCCAAGAACAGTGAAAAACCCGTTTTTATGATCCCGCCAGGCTATGAGCTTAAGCAAGTCGGCTTTGATCCGGACAAGGGTCAAATGACAGAAGCCAAGCGCTTGCAAAATGAGGAAATAGCGCGCTTGTTTCAGCTGCCTCCGCTGTTTTTGCAAGACCTGACACACGGCACTTACAGCAACACTGAGCAGCAAGACCTGCACCTGACGAAACACCTCATTGCCCAATGGGCTGGCGAGTTTGAACAGGAAATGAACCTCAAACTGTTTGGGCCCACAAACAGTAAGCGTTTTGTTCGCCATGACCTGCAAAGTTTAATGCGTGGTGATCTCAAGTCGCTGATGGAGGGTCTCGCTACAGGCGTTCAGAACTCTCTGATGAAGCCAAACGAAGGCCGCAAGCGCTTAAGCCTGCCGGATGATCCAGATGGAGACAAACTCATGATCCAAGGTGCGACGGTGCCAGTTGGTAGCCAGGGCGGTCAAAATGAAAACTGAGTTCAGAGATTTAATATCTCCGGTCGAGCTGCGCGATAGCGATAAAAAGAAAACCGCGCAAGGCTACGCGGCTTTATTTAATGCAAAAACCGATATCGCGGGCGCTTTTGACGAACAAATTGCACCAGGCGCATTTGCTGATTTTGGTGATGTGCGCGCCCTTATTGATCACGATACTGGACGCGTTATTGGGCGTACCAAATCAGGCACTTTAAGGCTGACAGAGGACGAAAAAGGCCTGCGCGCCGAAATAGATTTGCCAGACACGCAAGATGGCCGCGATTTAGCAGTCCAACTTACCCGCGGCGATATATCAGGCATGTCGTTTGGGTTTCGTGTCACACACGATGAGTGGGATGAGACGGGGGAAAAACCGCTGCGCACTATCCGGGCAGTTGAATTGTTCGAAGTAAGCGTAGTGGCTTTTCCAGCTTATGATCAGACAGAAATTGCAATGCGGTCATTGGAAAATCATCGCAAGCAAAAGCGCAACCATGCGCGCGGGGGCCTACGTAGGCTGAAGCAAAAGATGGACCTCGATTTGAAGTCGAGAGGGTGTCAGGCACGGCCTAAACGCGCGCCACAATCCAAAAAGGAGACTTCAAAATGACCTTAAAAGACCTGCAGGAAAAGCGTGAACAGCTTGTATCAGAAGCGCGTGAACGCTTGAATCAGATCAATGCCAACACGGATGAAAGCCGTGAGGCTGAGCTGGAAAGCCAGCACGATGCGGCCATGGCTGAGCTCGATAAACTTGATGTCAAAATTGAGCGCGAGCTAAAACTTGCTGAAATAGAAAAACGCGCGGAACAGCTTGAGCTGCGCGCACGGGAAGCAAAGCGTCCGGTGAACGGGGCCCAAAGCCATGAAGACAAGCCAGAGGGAGCTGATGTTTCTTATCGCACGGCGTTTCATGCGTATTTGCGCTCAAAAGCATTTGATACTCCGCTAGAGGAAAAATATCGCTCGGTATTACAGGCAGGGTATCGCGACGTAGAGCACAAAGACGAAAAACGGGCACAGACCTCTGGTACGGACACGGCAGGCGGCTTCACAGTGCCAACTGAGCTGCAGAACATCCTTATCCGCTCAATGCTGGCATGGGGTCCGATGTACGATGAAGATGTCGCGACCACACTTACCACAACGGGCGGCGGGCCTATTCCAATGCCAACCGTAAACGATACTAACGTGTCGGCTGAAGCGCACACGGAAGGCGCAACGCTTACCGATGATGGCGGCAAAGATGCTACCTTTGGACAACGCCAGCTCGATGCGTTTGCGTACAACACTGAGTGGTTGCGGGTATCTAAGGAACTTACCGACGACAGTATCTTCGCAATGGAAACGTTGTTGGGTGATCTACTCGGTGAACGCCTTGGCCGGATCGCCAACCTTCAATTGACGGTCGGTACAGGGTCTAGTGCGCCAAACGGCATTGTCACGGCGTCCACAGCCGGCGTAACAGCGGCCGCCACGGGTGCGATTACATATGATGAAATTATAGACCTAGAACACTCTGTTGATCCGGCTTATCGCCAGGCACCAAAAGTGCGGTTTATGTTTAACGACAGCACCTTACAGGCCATCCGCAAACTCAAAGACGGCGACGGCAACTATCTGTGGCAAATGGGCAATGTGCAGCAAGGCGTGCCCGGCACAATCAACGGGCGCCCATACAGCATAAATCAGGCTATGGCGTCTCTTGGCGCCGGGAACCGCACGATGTTGTTTGGTGATTTTGGTAAATATTTTGTGCGTAAAGTCGGAGCGCCGCTGATCGGCGCTATCCAAGACAAAGACTTCTGGCCTGGATTTGGTATTGCCGGCTATATCCGTTTTGATGGCGAGCTTGGCGACACCGCTGCGGTCAAGCATCTTGTCCAAGCCGCCGCCTAAAAACTGAAAGGGCCGGGGCGGTCGCGCCCCGGTTTTTTGCTATGAAAATAAAACTCCTCACCTCTATTGCGGGCAACGGTTTTGCCTACTCACCTGGAGACGAAATCGATATTGAGGATGCTGAAGCGCAGCGCTGGATCAAAAGCGGGATAGCTACACCAACAAAAGTAAAGCGCACCGCGACGAAAAAGCCAGTAAAAGAAACGCGATGAATTTCGACGCGGTCTATTCCTCAATCGGCAACAGCCCCATCGGCGTGACAGAGATCAAGGAGCACACGCGCATTGATATTGATGCTGATGATGGCTTGCTGGCCGGGTATATTGAGGCGGCTATAGACGTTGCGGAGCGCACTACGCTTTACAAAATGAAGCCGCAGACCGCCGCGCTGACCTTTGATACTTTTCCAAGCGTTTTGCCTGTTGCTCCGGTCCGCTCTGTCACTTCAATTGCCTACACCGACACAGACGAAGCACAGGCGGCGTTTACAGACTACACAACCCAACAATCGCTAGGCCGGACACGATTAGTCCCAAACAATACATGGCCATCTAAGGCAAGTAAAACTCAGGTGACAGTGACGTGCGTGGTTGGGCCCGCAGATCTGAATGATGTGCCTGAAGGGCTGCGCAATTGGGTCTACCGGTGCGTCGCGATGATGTACAGCGACCGCGCCTTTGCGCCTGAAGCGATGGCTGATCAGCTCTCTCCTTATGTCATCACGTCCGTTTAAGCCTGGTGCCAACAGCCGCCGGCCAAAGTCGTTTGATTATAGCGAATGGGGCAAAGACAGGCCTCCTGTTGACGCCGGCAAGCTCGATCGCCTGATCGAACTACAGCGCAAGACCGAAACAAAAAACAGTTTAGGGCAGCCGACAGAAACCTGGTCGACATACGTCAAGGTCAGCGCCCAAAAGATGGAGCGGTCTGTTCGCAGCGTCTTTGCAAGCGATCAAATGCAGGCCAATCGAACGGTTATCTTTCGCATTCGCTACCGTAGCGGTGTGACTGACACAGACGCCGTCTTTTTTGAGGGGCAGCGGTTTGAAATTCGCGGCATCAGTGAAGTTGGCCGCCGCGTCGGATTAGACTTGGAATGTGAGGTCTACGGTGCCCGCAGCACGGTCTAGGGTGCTGGGACTGCATGAAACGGAAAAAGCTCTTCGGCTATTTCCGGTTCGCATTGCCGAACGCATTTTGGAACAATCATTAATGGCGGGTGCCCGTATTCTGGTGAAAGGCGGTCGCATGCGCGCACCCCGCGGTACTGGTCCCGCTCCAAAAGGTGGCATCCGCCTACGCGAAAGCATTGTCGCGCGCGCCAATCTTAGAACCGACAAGAGGCCAAATGCCGTTCACGTTGGTCATCGCGGGCCAAGGCGTAGACTGGCTCATATTATTCATTTTGGTCGCATGTCTGGCACTTCGGATAGTGGGCGGAAAATTACGAACATGCCGGCGCGCCCATATTTGGCAGATGCTCTTAAAGCAGACGGGCAAGCCGCTATTCGAAAAACTGCAGAGACCCTGCGCCGCAAAATACCGCGCATCGCCAGTGAGTTGGCGGGCCCATATAGTCGCATCAAAAAAGTAAATAGGCGGAGATTATGACGGCGCGCGCAGCGATTTACACACGCCTTACAGAAATCACAGACCTCGCCGCTATCGTAGGCACTAAAATCTATCCCATGGCAGCAAGTGAAAAAGTTGTCGCACCTTGGTGCCTCTATCGGCTGGTGACACAGTCGCCGCGTCATACGCTCCAGGCTTATAGCAATAGCGAATATCAATTTGAAATTGCATTATATGGGCCGGATTACGACGCTCTTGACGCCGCGTCGTCAGCTATCGATGTGGCTTTAGGGGCCAATCAATTCACCTATTCTGGCAACACATATACATCGCGCTTGGCGGCGCAGCGCGACGACTATGAACCGGAAGAACAGAACTACGTCATCATCATCGACTTAACAATCACGGAGACACGCTCATGAGTGGTGCATTTTCTAGCTATGGTTCAAAGCTCAGTATTGGTAATGGTGACGGACCACCAGAGACTTTTACAGATATTGGCGAGATTATTTCGATTGATGGCCCCGGCGGCGAAAATGGGGAAATCGAAGTCACCAGCCTAGATTCCACGGCAAAGGAATTTATTGCGGACTTAATCGATTACGGCCAGGTCACAGCGGCGGCCAACTTCTTGCCTGGCGACACCCAGCACGATCAGCTGCTAGCCGACGTTGCGGCGCGCACCATTCGAAATTATCAGGTGTCGTGGCCCACATCACCGGCAAGCACAGCAACCTTTGCGGCCTATGTCCAATCATATCGTCCCAATGTCGCGGCTGGACAGCAAGGCCAAGCAAACTTAACGCTTCGTGTTACGGGGGATGTGACCTTTGCTTAAGGACAAAATTCTAGAGGCGGGCAAGGTTGAGATTAAAAAGGTCAAAGTCAAAGGCGTTGAAGTCCATGTAAAACAACTAACTTATGGCGCCCGCATGGAATTGGAAAAGGTTGTTTTATCGTCTGGCAACGGCGAAGATTTAAGGCAGCAAGCCATTCTGCACTGCACTTGCGATGCAGACGGTAACCCAGTCTTTTCCGCAGAAGACCTGCCAGACCTGATGAGCATGCGGCACGACTTCATCGATGCCATCTTTGTTGAAATAGACAAAGTAAACGGCTTAACGGCAAAAAACTAACCCCGGGCAAGGCTGACCGCTTTGCGTTTCGCCTTGCCCTAGCTCTCGGCAAACATCTTCATGAAATTAGAGCCCTGCCATCGCGCGAGGTGATGGAATGGGCGGCTTATGACGCTATAGAGCCGATCGGTGATTGGCGCGGCGACCTACGTATGGCGCGTATCGCACAAGCGCTTACAGGCCATAAAGAGCCGTTAGATTTCGTTTTTTTTCTGACAGAAGAAGACCGCAGAAACATGAAAATGGAGAAAGAAATGGCTGCTCTCCAAGCGATGGCGAAACGTGACAACTAGTATAGGCGGCTTACTGCTGGATATGGTCGCCAATACGGCAACCATGCGCACCGACTTAGATCGAGCGGCCCAAAACCTCAATTCCAATGCAGCCAAGATGAATAAGTCTCTGGCGCGCATTGATCGCAGTTTTCAGAAGTCACGGAGGGCCGCCGCGCGCTTCGCTAAGGGTCTGGCTGCGGGGGCCTTTGCGGCAGCGACGGCGGGGCTAACGCTGGTTGGGCGCAGTTCGGTTAGGGCAGCAGACGGGCTTGCCAAGGCCGCGCGCACAGCCGACATTTCAGGTGAACGCTTTCAGACGCTGACGTTTGCTTTTAGTCAAATGGGTATTGAAGCCAGGCAGACAGAAGAAGGACTTCGCCGCTTCGGTCGCCGTATGGGTGAATTTGTCAACAGTGGTGCAGGTCCGGCGCAGAAGGCCATTGAAGCGCTGAATATTGGCATCAGAGATATGAATGGCGACCTGCTACCCACAGAGCAGGTGTTAGACCAGACGCTTCGCGCCCTGGCCGCGATCGACGAACCGACACGCCGCGCAGCGTTCGCCGCACAGCTTTTCGGTGACGATGCAGGCCCGCGCCTGGCATTAGCAGTAAGCCAGGGCACTGGCGCGATTGCAGACCTTGAAAAACAAGCCCGAGACCTGGGCTTGGTGCTTTCAAATGATACGTTGTCCAATGCTGAAAAGCTGAATGATCAGTTTTCCATCCTATCGCAAACCATACGAGCTAAATTCACGGCGGCCTTGCTTGAGAACGCCCCGGCAATTAACACCCTGACCAATGGCTTGATCAAGCTTATCGAGGTGTCTGGCAAAGGCGTAAACGCTTTATCTAATTTCTTTGCCCTCGACGAAACAAAGACCCTTACGGACCGCGCAAAGGAACTGGAACGAGACCTCAAGCTTTATCGCAGAAACTTAGAAGACGCGAAAAAACAGTCAGAAGGCTTTTGGGGTTTTCTTGCCCCAGGTCAAGAGTGGCTGGAAAAGACCAGAGCCAAAGCGCAAGCCGCGCGCGATGAACTTTTTGAAGTGCGCAAACGGTTAACGGAGCTAAACCAGACCGCCCCCCCAATTCCCTCTACAGAAAGCGCGCCTGACATAGAAGATATCAGCGTGCGCGCCCGAAACCAGTATCAAAGTTTAAAAATCGATATCGACGATGCGTTCAATCCAGGCCCGCTCCAAAACTTTCGCGCAGCGCTTGATGATGTTGGCTTGCAGATGGAGCTGGGCGTCATTTCTGCGGCACAGCAGATTGAGGATTCTTTCGTTCAGTTGGCCACTACGGGCAAGCTTAGTTTTAAAGAAATGTCGAACTTCATCATCTCTGAAATTGTTCGCATCGCCGTGCGGTCAGTTATTTTAAAACCGCTCCTAAATTTCCTTGGTGGTGGCGATGGTGGCGATGGCGGCGGGTTATTTGGCGGCGCAAGGGCTGCAGGCGGGCCCGTAGAGAAGGGTAAGACCTATCTTGTTGGCGAGAAAGGTCCCGAACTTTTTGTTGCTGGCCAGAGCGGCACGATATACCCAAACAGCGGCGCGCCCCAGCCAACCAATAATGCCATGGGCGGACGCAACGTCACCGTCAATATTGATGCCCGCGGCGCGCAGGATGGCCTTGTCGATCGCCTGCGCGCAACCGTTGTATCCGATGTTGTGCCGCTAATTACGGCAACCGTTGACGGCCGCATTGGCGGCTTAAGCAGGCCGACAGCATGACGATCGCATTTCCCACAGCCAAAATAGCGCGGGCAGAGCTGATAGCAACGCGATTTCAAAGCCGTGTTGTGTCTCCTTATGGCGGGCACACACAATCGAGCGATAAGGGTGCCACGCTGGCCTTTCAACTGGCTTTCGTGCCGACGCAGGGTGATGAAGCGCTGGAACTAGAAGCATGGCTGGAGAGCCCGAAAGAATTCTATATGGGCCCGCCCGGTTACACTGGACCTTCCGGGTTGGGCTCACCACTGATTAACGGCGCTGGACAAGCAGGCACGGCGATCAACACCAATGGCTGGACTGGGTCCACCACAGTTTTAAAAACCGGCCAATGGGTGCAGATCGGTGATGCGCTGCATCGTGTTGCCGGTCCGGCTGTGACCAATGCGGGCGGCGCGGTGACCCTTACTCTTACCAGGCCGCTACGCACCGCTACGATAGATAATGACCCAATTAATTACACACACCCGCGCGGGCTGTTTCGGATTGCGGCGGCTAGCCGCCCGTCATCAAAGGTGCCGCTGTTTACCACCGTAAGCGTGACTGTTGAGGCGGTGCTGTGACCTTCGACACCCGCGCGCAAGACACCACCCTGCGCGTTGCCTGGGCGGTGCATCTCGACATTGATCAAGACCCAATCTCCGTCTGGACCGGTCCAGGCGTCTTTGCGCCTTCAGGCACCGCAGACAGCGCGCTAAACGGCAAAGTGTTTGAGAGTATTGGCAGTGCCGCCATTGTGACCATAGGTCCGGTGACGGATGACGATAAAGGCGTGTCCCCGCTCACCATGGCACTAGGCGGTGCAGATATAGATGCCGATGGCGCCCGCCAATTCATTCGCGATCGCCGCGCCTATCAGGGGCGGGACGCCTATGTCTGGTTCTGCCTGCTCAATGAGCAATATACCGGCGCGGAAGCAGAGCGCTATTACACCGGCAGCATGTCGGTGGTGGCGTTTCAGGATGGTGAAGAGCCGGTTTTATCGCTCACCATCGATCGCGATCTACGCCTTGTACGAACTCCTCCGCGCAAGCTATCCCGCCAAAAAGATATATGGCCGGGTGACACCTTCGCTGATTGGATTGTCGATGCAGCCAATGGGGATTCGGAGCGTGAAAGTCCAATCCAGGATCGTGCCGGCATTCAAGGCACAGTCGGCTGGCAAAATTACTGGCGCAGCGTGATCTGATGCGAAACAAAACTTGGGAAAACGACCTTAATCAGTACATGGTTGAGGCCCGCACCCGTGCCTGGGGCGCTTTTGAATGCGGGCATTTTGTGGCGGGTGCCGTCGAGGCTATGACCGGTCAAAACCTGAAAGCCATAGAATACACCGATCCAGACACGCTGAAACAGGCGCTGGCTGACCATGGATCAAAGACCCTCTATAATTACATGCGTGGACTGTTCGGTGCGCCCGTACCTGTCGCCCTGGCGCGGCGTGGTGACATCATCTACCGCAAAGACGGCGATCAACCCTGCCTGGGCATTCTATTTAGCCGAAACAAGGCGTTTTTCTTAGGCGATGAGGGGCTAATGGCGGTCAATGTCTTAGACTGTATCCGCGCCTGGCACGTCCCTTATGAGTAGAGTTCTAAAAGGCGTTGGCATTGCTGTTGGCGTAGTGGTGGCAGCTGTTGCCGTTGCCGCGACGGGAGGCGCAGCCGTAGGGGCTTTTCTCGCCAACACGGGGATAGGCGGCTTCTTTTCGTCAGCGGGCGCAATAGGCAGCGCGGTAGGTCTAACGGGGGCTGCGGCTGTCTTTGGCGGCGCTGCGATTATTGGGGGCGGGCTGGGTGCATTATCATACCTGACACCATCCGCGCCAGACACCGCCGCAACTGGCGCCGCAGCGGCGCTAGGTGGAGCGACAAACCCTGATCCCGATGATTACTACGTCTTTGGCGAATGCTTTTTTCCGATGCAACGCGTCTATCTCGAGACGCACGGCAGTGACGATCAATCGCTATTAATGATCTATCACCACGCTAGCCATGAAGTGCAATCCATTGACGAAGTGTACCACAACGCCGAACTGTTGGTTTCGCGCTCCGGAGGCAATTGGGAGGATTATCCGGACGGCTCTTTGCGCATCCTGCACCAATTGGGAGCCACAAACCCCGCTGTTTCAATGTCCTTCGCCACGGCGCAATGGGATAGCGCTGGTTTTGGTTTAACGGCAACCGGCTTTCAATTTACGCAAAACGAAGACAAGCCAGACCTGATTAGCACCAACAGCCGTGTCTATGGTCGCGGCGCGAAGGTTTATGACCCACGCCAGGATAGCACGCGGGGCGGCTTTGGTGGTCAACGCGCGGATGATCCCACCACCTGGAACTATTCTACTGCCGATCCGACGCCTGGCTCGAATTTAGCGCTGATAGTGCTGCGCTATATTCTCGGCGAAACGCAGAACGGCACACTGCGTTGGGGCGTCGGCGCAAATCCAGATAATATTGATTATGCCGGGTTTATTGCGGCGGCGAACCTGTGTGATGAATTGGTGGGCGGAAAACCGCGTCACCACATTGGCGGGTCAATCAATTGTTCGGCACCAGCAGAAGACGCGCTTAGAACGCTTATGGGGCATTGCGGTGGTTGGGCGGGGCGCAATGCCGCTGGCCTTTGGACCATCTATATTCCGCATAATGATCTTGCTGCACCGGACTGGACCATCACGGCGCAAGATTGTGTGCAGCCCATTAGCATCAGCGATCAGCCCTTGTCGGAACAAATCAACACGATGCAAGGCCGGTGCGCGCCGAAAAACGGGCTTGGCCAGTTGGTCGCTTACCCCGTCGTGAAAGAGGCGGCGCTGGTTACGCAAGACGGCGGGGAATATTCAGCGTCCGTCGATTTTCCCTTTACCGCTGATTTTGAGCGCGCGCAGTACCAGGCCCGGCAACGCATTCGCCGAGCCCGTTTTGATCGTCGCTATGAGACCGTGTTGTCCTGGGCCTATTTTAGGATCCAAAAGAACGACACCGTCGAAGTTAATGCGCCGGAATTTGGATTACTCAACGAGGTGATGCGCGTTGTCGCCCGCACCATTGTGCCGGATGGCGGTATTGCCGTTGTCCTTGGTGAGGAAAGCACGTCAATTTATGACCAGACAGAGCCGGTCAGCCCAAACCCGACAATCGCGCAGATTTTGCGCTTCGACCCGGCGACCAAAATAGCTGTGACCAGCCTAAGTGCTGGAGCCTGGAATATCACAGGCCAGGATGGCGGTGGCCTTGATGGGTTTTCCGTATCGTTCTCCGTCTCAAACCGGTTTATCGAGCGCACGGAATTGCAATATCGCAAGACCGGCGATGCAGATTGGATACCATGGCCGTCGCTGGAGCGCTCTTTAGGGCTGATCACTGTGCCGGGCCTACCGTCTCTGACCCCCTTTGATGTGCGCGTCCGCCATATTTCTACCTTTGGCGTACCTGGGGACTGGGCCAGCACCACCGTGACGACGGGCGGCAATGCGTCGCTTAATTTCGACCGCATCACCGGCGCCAATAAGCCGGAGGATGGCGCCACGCGAAACGTCAATCGCGGCGCGTGGGCGTCCGGCACAGAATACAAACTCGGCGACATCGTCTTTGATGAAGCCACAGCAAGCAGCTACCAGTACGTCAATAGTACGCCCAGCACCGGCAACGCTGTCACAAACGGCACCTATTGGCAGGTGCTGGCTTCCGGCGGCGGCGGATCGCCAGGCGCGCCGGGGGCAAGCGCACAGATTCAGTATGGACCGAGTGCGTCGGGGCCGTGGGATGAGGCTTTTGACGCTGGCGACACGCATTTGCGGACACGCGTAGGTGCAGATGCATGGCAAGGGCCTTTCCGTGTGCAAGGTATTGACGGCGCGCCAGGCCAAGATGGCGCTGATGGCGCAGACGCCGGTATCATTCCGCTGGATTTGGACGGCCATCTGGAGCAGCGGGGCGGGACACTCGCAAAAGTCAGTGGCTCTGATACATGGGCCACCGGACGCGCGCGCAGTCAGACGCCAATCTTCGGGCCGTTTGAGATAAGCTTCACCGTGGCAAACGCGGGCTCTAATATATTAGGTATGATCGGCGTATCGGACGAAAAAAACGCACTGACGACGGATTGGACGGTGATTGATCACGTTTATCTTTTCCGAGAAGTGGACCTGGCTTCCCAAATTGAGTACCGCACTGACGGCAGCGGCGGCATATTTACTGGCCTTCAATTTTCTGCCGGTGATAAAATTGTTATTCGTGGCCGCAGCAATGAATTTACAGTTTTTATAAACGGCACAGACAGTTTTACCCAAGCAATCCCCAGCACCACCGCTGCGTGGTACGTTGAAATCGCCATGTTTGGTGTCGGGTGGCAAATTTCAGACTTTCGCGCCGTCGGGATTGGTGGTGCAGTTGCTCAGCTGGACGAAATCAGCGCAACCCATTTAAGCGCGGATACAAAGCAGGAGATTGTTGCCGCGTCTGTACCAGGCCCGGTAACGCCAGCAGAAGGCGCTGCGCTGATCACCGCAACGGGTGTAACCGTTAAGCCGTCGCAGGGGGGCTTTGTGATTTTAACGGCGGATGGCCTAATATCAGGCACCCCGCTCGCGTCTCCGTCTAGCGTGGCGCGGTGTTTTGCCTGGTTTGAACGGCGCGCGGTTGGCGGCGCATGGGCACAGATCGGCACGGAAAGGGCAATTTATGTTTTGGGCTCTATTCAATATTCTAACGGCGCAATCACAGAGTCCACTACTGTATCGCTCAAAACAAACTTTTCTTTAATTTACACAGATACCCCGCCTAGTGATGGGGATTACGATTACCGCCTGGTCGTCGATAAAGACCCCCCCGGCGCGTCGTCTTCAAACCGTTTTGCCAACAATTTTGAAAGCGTCGTTTTAGAAGCCAACTCCGTCAAGGTTGGCGCATAGGAGACCATCATGGTTAAAGCCTTATTCTGTGTAATCACCATCATCATGCTTGCCGGGTGTGCCACATCCGCGCCCAGCATGAAGCGCAATCATGAGCTGGAGCGGATACCGCTGTAAATGACAGACCCGTGTGCAGATGCGCGCCTGCGCATTGCAGAACAAACCCTTGCCAAGACCGTCACCATCGTTGATCGGATCGAAAAACGCTTGGAAGCGTCGGAGGCGCGGGCAAGCAGGCCTGTCTGGCAAAACCTGATCGCTTTAGGCGGGCTTGCTGTTGTGCTGATCAGCATGGAAATCGCATCTAAGCGGGACATGCGCGCCAATTTCGACGCGGCTTTAGAGTCCGTCGAGAAACGTATGGTTGAGAAAATAGACGGCGTCGAAGATCGGGCATTGGCGGAGCTTCGCGCCAGAACAGGTGAACGATATCCGATGTCGATCGCCAATGAACGCTGGCGTCCGCAATGGGCGCTCAACGAAAAAACAGAAAAGCGCCTTGCGGCTCTTGAGGCCCGGCAGAAGTAGAGGCCAGGGACTTTTACCCTAACGGCGATCTGGTCAAGCATAATACGTATATAAATACGTACAATATCAACATAGAGGAAGCAGTTATGCTGTACACGAAAGAGGGTATGTGCGTTGCCGGCCTGCGCCCAGAAAACCTATTCGCCATTATGGTCGCGACAGAGGTGTTCGCGTCGTTCGGCTATGATTGTATTTTAACTTCGGTCACCGATGGCAAGCACATGCCGGGCTCGCTTCATTATGTCGGCTTGGCATCAGATTATCGTATCAAACAAATCTGTGTTGAAGAGCATAAAAAACAGATTGCCGATGCGATCCGAAAGGCTCTGACAGCGGAATATGATGTGCTGCTGAAAGCGACCCATATTCATGTAGAGTTTCAACCAAAACGCCCCCTGAACCAATAACAGAGCCTAATGGCCGCTGATCTGCCCGCCTCTCAACAGTGAGTTTGGCGGGCTTTTTTATTTATGAAAGGACAGACTATGACTGAATTTCGCTTTGACAAATATTGGAAACTATGGAGCGGTGGAATTGGTGCCATTATCGGCTCTATCCTAAGCATCCTCACTGTGTTTTTTGCACTGCCAGATGGTGTAACTGCGACCAGCATTGTTGATGCGATTACAAAGCTTGCAGAAGCAGGCGATGCCGTAATTGTTGCCGCTGGCGCATTGTTCACGACGGTTTCTGCGCTCGTGGGTGTCGTCTTTGGCCCAAAGAACAGCGAATGAGTGAACTAATTTTTGGGGCGGTGGCTATTGGTGTCGCCGTCCTTGCATACTTTGCCGGACGCAGAACCGGTAAGGCGAAATCCGAAAAAACAGCGCTGGAACGCCAGGCTAAGACAAGGGAAAAGCAAGATGCAGTACCTCGCTCTAGTAGTAGCGATGTGCATGACAGGATGCGCAGCGGTCGTATCTGAAGCCCCGCCGCTGGAGCAGTATACGCCCGCCTTTTTAAATGCAGCCGCAGACGAAATCTTTCCGAAATGCGACAACCGACCGTGTTTTAAGCCCGCTTGCCCGGTGAATGACGCGCATGAAGGCTGCTCAGCCATGCGGACGCTGATCATCGACTATGTCCAGCTGCGCGACAAAATCAAAGCCAGTGAATGACTATGTCGCGGATCTGGAAACGGAGGTAGAGCGGCTCAGGCAAGAAAACGAACGCCTTAAGAGTTTTATCAAAGGCGATGACATTGTCTTTGCCTGGGCCCTTCATTCTAAACTTACGCCAGTGCGGCTAGCGCTGCTCAAGGCGCTTTATAGGCGGGACTATCTCGACCGCCGTACAGCCTTAAACCTGTTTCCCGATTGGACGGACGCAGGCGCAAACCTCAGAGTGCATATCAATAAAATGCGTGCCACCCTTTGTAAGCATGGCGTATTCATCGAAACGGCGCATAAGCGTGGTTACAGGCTTACGCCTCATGGCCGCGAAAACCTGTCAAAGCTTATTATACCACGGGCATCGCATACAGAGTGAGGGGTGTATCCCATTGACATACGGTAGCGCATTCCGTATCTATAATGCATGAAACAGACAAACGTACGCCAGTTCTTCAAACAGTTTCCAGACGACGAAACATGCCTCGTACGTCTATTCAATGTCCGCTTTGGCCAAGGCCATGAATGCCCCAAGTGTCAGCGCGCTGCGAAATGGTATCGCCTGCAGTCAGAACTGGCTTTCTCTTGCCAATGGTGCGGCCATCACATTCACCCGATGGTTGGCAGCATCTTTGAGAAAAGCCGTACTCCTTTGCAGCTTTGGTTCTACGCGATTTTCCTTTTCACCACGTCCAAGCATGGTGTTAGCGGGAAAGAGTTAGAGCGCCAGCTTGGCGTCACATATAAGACTGCATGGCGCATGGCTAAATTGATCCGCGAGCATATGGCTGAAATCGACGGCGAAGCCCCTCTAGGCGGTGCTGGAAAAGTCGTTGAAGTCGATGAAACCTACATTGGCGGCAAAACCTCTGGCATGGACTGGCGCAGCCGCAAGAGCGTTGTCATGGGCATGATGGAGCGCGACGGCGACGTTATGCTTAAGGTTGTTCCAGATCAGCGCCACGCTTGATGGCACGACAACAAACTCAATTGAGAATTTCTTTGGCCACCTCAAAAGGTCACTGCGGGGCACACACAACAACGTGTCGGCTAAGTATCTACAGACCTACGTCAAAGAGTTTGAGTACCGCTTCAATCGTCGGATGACACCTCACGTGATGCTGGATGAGTTGCTTTCCCGCTTCCCTGAGCTGGGCGCTTAATCACAGCGTCCAACTTGTCCAAATCGCCGTCTGGGTCAGACTCGTGCTCTTTGATGAATGCCTCAAGGTCTTTTTTCCTAGCATCTTTGAGATTAGTCATGAGTTGGGCCCTCAAACGACAGAAGATGAATTCTCTTAGGCTTTAGGCTGCCATCGCTTTCGCGGTTACATTCGATAGCCAAATTTGCCGTGACTTGTTGGTGCTTTGCCAACTCTTCTGGGTTTACCGTAGGGTATAAATCCATAGGCATGCGTCTTGGAAACCTGTCATCGTTCAAAATGACAGCGCCCCAGCCAGAGCTAGTTTTATCCCGGTCAATCCTCTAATATCAACAGACGCGTTCTCCACATTGATTGTAGTGCTGCCATCCACGGCAGCCAAATCCGCATCATTTGGAAATTCAGAAAGCATCGCAGAGCCGATATCAGGGGCGTTGCTAAGCTCTATCTTTGATTGGCTTTGTTTTTTTGCAGGCCTTAAAAAATCAGCAACCTTCGGTATGAGCTTTTTTCTTTTTGACGGAGGTAGGCTGCGCTCAAGCGCCTTTTCAATGACGTCAGTGTCTTGATTTATAACACTGGAAATTTGCTGAATAACGACATTATTGTCACCTGTGATAGACGGTGCAGCACTTGATCTATCACCTTTGGCGCGCGCCACCCTATCATAGGCATAGCGCGCCACGACATAAGTCACTGCTAAAGCGCCCAGAGTGACGATGCCTTCGTATTCGGCTGGTATGTCCGTACCTAACATTTCTTCAAGACCACCAACAACTTTCTGTTCGATCTGAGTTTGATATTCGGCATAAATTTCAACAAGCAGGTCCCATGACAAAGACCCTGTTTGCAAAGAATCGACTTTTACGGTGATTTTGTCGACGGTTAAATCAGAGTCCAGTTGAGCTAAAAAACTCACACCTTCTTCGAGCAAGACTTTCTGCGCAGATAAGGACGCGATCACCTCATCAATAGTGAAGGCATCCGAAGTGTATTTGCCAGCGTGCTTGAAAGTCGTTTTCAAAGACCTCTCCCAGAGCCGAGACCTTTGAATCTTTGAATGAAAGAGTCAACTTAAACGTATGCAAAGGGGATACACCCCCAGAGTGATCTACCTGACGCGCCTAGTTGATCTCCATCCCTTCCACCGCATCGATGCGCTCGCCTATCCAGGTCATCACATTCACCGCCATCGAATTGCCGCGCGGGAGAAACGCTCAATTTCAGAATAGCCTGCACAATTCCAGCTAAGCGGGCAAGCAGGCCTGCGTGCTAGCCGATATCCCTGCGCAGACGTCAAGATAGCGCATCAGCTATTTCCATGACATTGCACGTGTGCAGCACGTCGAAGCTATAGGCAGCGACCCAGGGGTTGGCGACCCAGCACTTGGCAGGGTCTTTACTGTTGATGCTGTCCCAAAGCTTGGCGAAATCATGCTTAGGCACTTGGTCAGATGCCAAGTAGCGGCTACCTGTTTCCGCCGCCCAAAAGCATGCGCCCTCGGCAACAGCATCTTTTTCGCTAATATCCTGCAGCCGCTCGACCTTTACGGTCGTCACTTTGAGTGCAATCCGCGACATCCACCGGGGCATAAACATGGAAGACCTGTAGCGGCTATCCCACTTGCTCAAAGGCCGGTCAGCGACGTATTGCAAATTGCTGCCTTGCGGGATGTCGCGCGGAGGCAGGTGATCAAACTCTGCGTGCGCCCGATAGGCCTCTTTCACCCACAGCAGATCGCCAACGGCGTATTTGGGCTTTTGCCCTATACGCCTAGTCTGCGTCTTTTGCCCTGCCAGCAGCGCGCGGACCATAGGCGCGCGGAACAGCATAGGAAAGGCACGCAAAGCCGTGGCTGCTTGCTGGGTCAC